GTGTCTTTTGTCGCGGTCTCGAGCTGTGAATGATATGTCTCAAGGTCAAAGCTGAGCGACAGACCGGTTTTCGTTCCCGCGACGACTCCGGCGGCGAGCACAGCCGCACCCCATTTCGCGGCGCGGTCTATTGCTTTATCAACGCCTTTGCACCACTTGTTTACCGTGGATAGTGAAGCCTGCGCGGCTCTCTGTTCCTCTTTGGAGAGGTTCTGCCAGTTCTTGCCGCACTGTATAAGTTTCGGCGACATTTTGTCTTGCAGATTCAGTATCGCGGCTATTACGTTGCTTGCCACTGTTTAACTGTCCCCCTCTCCCCTGAGTCCTTCAACGTATATATCACGAACGGCGGAAAGGCACAGACGCTCTCCCACGCTCAGCGCCGCGAGCTCACGGAGCGAATAGCCCCTGAGCAACCAGAAAGCGTATAAACTCATTTCCTCGTCGTGATCTATCAGTTTTTTATTGCGTCCCCGACTGTCAGGAACCTGTCCGCGAGCGTGTCGCCGAGTTCTATCACCTCAGCCGGTGTAAAGAGCTGATCAACTATATCCCGCGGATCGCCGCTGTTTTCTTGTTGTAGCGCCGTTTCGTGCAGAATGTCACAGCAGTCATATACCATTTGCCGGTAAGCCCGATAAATCGCGGAGATGTCTCCGCCGCCCGCTCTTACCTTTCCGATGAAATCGAGCTGCTGATCGCTCGTCGGTGCGTGGAATGTCAGCGTCTTTCCGAGTGACTTTATTTCGATCTCTTCTGTTTCGGACTCTGACCGCTCGCGTCTGAGCTTCAGACGGAGAATGTCGTCCATTGTGGCTTTTTCCATTTTATATCTCCTCCAGCGGTTCAAAATCAACAGCCTGAATCGAAACGTTCTGTTCGATCGGTTTCTGCGATTCGCAGTTCAGAATATCGAAATTCTTGAATACGACGTTATGAATCACGTAACGCTCGGATTTCCCTGTAGCCTTATCCCTGAGCTTCGTGATGATCTTGATGTCCGGCATGATACCGGTACGATACGCGCGTCCCCATTTCTTCTGGATGGTCGAATCGATCTTGTAGACGGTGACGCTGCCCTCGACCGAATATCCGCCGTACACGGGATATGTGCGGTAATCTCCGCAGACTGTGACATCCTCGAATTTGCCGTTGACGGAAATATCTATCTTGCTGAGTGTGGCGAGCTGATCTCCGCCGAGCCAGACTACGGCGTCGCTGCCGGTGAAGGTTCGTATAAGCTTGTCCATGCCTTTTCTCCTTATGCCATAGCTATCTCGAACTTCAGGTTTTCCATCGATCCGAGGATTTTTATATCCGCCGTCAGGTATACGGTGTGCTTGAAGGACATCTGGCGGACCTTCGCGTCCTCCCATTCGGACGCTTCGGTTTTGCCGGACGCGACCCACGCCGCGCGCTGTGCGGTTACATCTATATCGACAGTGTTTTCGTACTCATTATCGAGTATGAGCGACCCGGCAAGGTCACTGAAATAGCCTCTGACAGCGGCGACGAAAAGCATCTGATTGTCAAGGCAGTTCTTGTACTTGCCGAGATAGTTCGTTCTGAACTCGTCACGGATATCGTCGGCAATGAGATCCATTGCCTCAACTGTCTCGATATATTTCATGTCCTCCGTCAGCGTCTTGCCGTTGGTGGTTGTCAGCGAGTTTACGCCGGTTCCGACGTAGACCGCGTCGACGTCCGGAACAAGGATGAATTTGCCCGCGCCGACCGCTGTGTCGGCGTTGTCGACAGCGACACATCCGGAGAGGTTTCCGCACACGGCGTTTGTCACTCCGGTCTCAACATTCGCTCCGGCGAGAAGCCCGAGGAGCGACGGCAGATAAGCCGGTCCGGTCTGTTCTCCGCGCGAATCCGCGAACGTGACTTTGGTGTTTATAAAGTTCACGACGTGACGCTTGTCCGGCGCTGTCGAGAGCCCGTGAACGATAGCTTTGTATGTCTTCGCGTTCCCCTCGCACGTGCCTATCCACGATACGAGCGCAGCGAAATCGGTCGAGGTTCCGTCCGCGATCGTCACCCAGCCGGTACGGACATTTTTTTCGATGATAGCCGTGGCGTCGGCAACGGTTCCGGACGTTCCTATGCGCACGACACACACCTTGTACGGCTGTTTCAGCGCGAAGACATCGTCTATGTACTGCATATTGGTTGCCGTGAACTCGTCGCTCTTCCTGTCGGCGTCCGCGCGGCTTGAAAACGCGTAGAATGTTGTGTCCGCGCCCTCGGTCGCGTCGCGCACGATAAGCACCGCGATGCCGCGCTCGGAGCGCTCTACGAGAGACGCCGCTCTCTGTGAGAACGTTATCTCAACTTTCGGCATTGTTACTGCCATTGATCATTTACCTCCGTATTAAGGATTTCCATATCTTCACCCGACCCGATACTGTCCGGATCCTCGTCGATTATAGTGATCTCATCGATCTGAGTGACATCAAAATCGACCGTGAGAACGCCGTCCGCCGATATAAGTCCGGATTTGAGCTTGTCTGTCAGCGCGTAAAGCGCGGGTTCGACCTTCTCATATACATCGAAACACTCGAGCTTCGGTCTGAGCTTGTCCTTCGCGAAGTAGACAAGTTCCACCGGAAACGTGCGTCGGACCATATTACCCGCGAACTTCTCGCTCTGCAATTCGTCGATGATCAGCTTGAACGCCGGACGCTCGATTTCCTCGAGCTTTTCCTGCGCCGTGAACGGAATGTTCGGATATACGGTTCGGACCCTCTCGATGATCATAGCGTTGATTTTATCGATTGTTATCATAATTTGCCCTCATTGACCATTTTGTCGATCCATGCTTCAAGGTCATGTTTGTACACAGAATCAAATTCCGCTTTGACGTTCCTGTATACGTTATAAGCCTTTGTATGCCCGATTTCGGGCGCGTTTTTGTAACCATCCTTTTTCTTGTACCCCTTCGCTATCTTGCGACCACTTTCAACATATTTGCCGTGACCGGAATTGTTAAAAACGCGTTTGGACAGAGCCTCATTATATCGGTATGTTTTACCGACCTTGAAGTGCGTATGGTACTTTTTGTGGATGTTTCCGCCTTCGCTTCCATCGTTTTCGTCGATACGTGACACAGGTACGTTCTGCTTAGAGTAGCTGTTGAAGCGACGCCTGAGTTTGCGTGTCTCAGCAGCGAGTATCTTCTTTGACTCTTTCGGAATTGTTTCTTCCGCAAGCTTCATCATGCGGTTGCGGTACTCGTCGATTGATATGCCGTAACTCACAGATTTCTTACCTCCCGGCAATAAGCGACGATCTTATCCGGCTCGTTGTAATGCGGCATGATATACTGTATCTCGAGCCGTTCGTCACCGATCCTGAGATGATATTTCTCGTTTAACTGCTTGGCGGCAGATCTTCTGAATGTCACCTCATGCGTTATGCTTTCGTATATTGCCGCCGGGACGTCTCCGATCTGCTCGACGCGTCCGGACTTCGGGACGATATCACACCACAGCGCCGCGAGCTTCTGTTCCTCTCCGTCGGTTTCGCCGAGGGCGTTGAGGGCGGTTTTCCGCCCCCAGACCTCGACACGGTTTCTGAGCCTTGTTGACATGGATTTAATCATATCAGATTCACCCTGTGCATATCAAGCACCGATATGACGAACGGATTCTGCTTGTCGCTGTCGACTATCAGCGAACGGTTGTCGTACATATCGGCGACAAGCACCATCAGAACGGCGTCGAACTCATCGTGTTCGTCGAGATATTCCGCGCTCTGCCCGGTGTACGCCATTATGTAGCCGACAGCGGCTTTTTTCATCTGCTCGATCTGCCCGACAGCTACCTCGTCGGGGTTATCCTCACGGACATAATCGAGCAGTTCAGCCGCGGTGATCATGCTGACCATTTGTCAGGACGCCTTCATGGTGAGAACCGCGAGCTTCTGTTCGTCTGTAACCTTGGAGTCCATCTCGAACCACATGACGACACCGAGCGCGTGCTGTGTCGCGTACTTCTCGCGAAGCACCTCGACCGAAGGCTCTTCGCGGATGTTGACCGACAGTCCGGAATAATCGCCGTAAAGGATCGGCTTCGCGCCTGCCGCCATAGCGGGCATGTTATCCGACAGATTCACAGGCTTGCCGAGCAGTCTGAACGGGAGGTCGGAGCTGAAATCTTCCTGAAGCAGATAGCGGTTCGTGGTGTCCTTGAGCTTCTTTATCTCGGTAAAGGTGTCCGAGTGCATCGTCCAGCAGGCGTTCTTCTGGTAGCCCTGCTTGATCTTCGCCTGAAGCGTGATAAGCTCGTCAGCGGTGACAGCCGCCGCGGCTGCCGCGGTGAGTCCGGTGCTGGTAGTAGTCGCTCCGGTCATAGCCGACGAACCAGTGCCGACAAGACACTCCTTTTCGATCTTCCTCGCCGCGACCTCCGCCATCTGTCCGATGACGAAATTGACGACGTCAATGTCCGCGTTGTTAACGACGGATCTGCCGATCAGAGTCAGCGCGCCCATGAGGTAACCCTCAAGGTCGACCGAATCAAACTTTCCGGCGTCGGCGGTAAGGTCGGTGAACTCGGTCGCGTAGCCGCAGGTGATGTTGTGCGTGGAGTTCGCGTCGGTCCACTTCGGGACTCTGAGCTTGCCCTTGACGTGATACTGCGTCGCACCTTTGAATATCGGGCAGATATCCTGTATCTTTGTGATAATGCGGTTTGCGATGGACACCGGAATGACCGCGGTGTTGTTCGACATGGACACATTCTGTTCGCCTGCTCTCGTCTCAAGGCGGTTCGCGACGCCGCGGATGTAATTTGCGAATTCGTGCGTCTCAGCCTCGGCTCTCTGCTCGTCGGTCTGACCGCCAGCCTGACCGTTGTCGTTCGTCTCCTCGCTCGAAGCTCCGCGGCGCTCGGCGTCCTGCATCTCGACGATGGTCAGACGAAGACGCTCGACCTCATTTTTCGCGTTCTGATACTCGGTGTTCTCCTCGTCGGTCATAGCGCGGGTTTCGGTCGATGCGTTGTTGAGGATTTCCTTCATTCTGGTGAGGAGATTGTTTCTCTTTTCGATAAGTTCCTTGATTTTCATATCATGTTCCTTTCTGCAAATAATTCAAACTGCCGTGCGAGCAGCTCATTTTTGATTCTGATGTCCGTATCGACGGTTTCGGTCTCTTCCTCGACCGTCGATCTGAGTTCGGTTGTGATCTCGCCTTCCGCGCGGGTCTCGACCGATGTTCCGACATAGCATGGAGTCATACTGCTGTCGATCAGCGACACCTCCGCGAGGTTTATGTCTGTCAGAGTCCGGCGTGGAAACGGTTTCGCGCTGTCGTCCCAGCTTTCCCCGCCGGGATTCAGCGAGAACCCGAACGACCATCCGCGAAGCTCCTTCCGGCGCGCTTTTTCAGCGACTTCCTTGTCGGTAATATCGGCTGAGATGTGCAATCCGATATTGTCCTCGCGGAATGTCGCGTCAGCGTCAAGCACACGGTGATGATCAAGCATTACTTCCGGCTTTTTCGCGGCGCAGGCGCGGTTGAACACGCCCGGCGCGACCTGCTCGACGAATTTGCCCTTCGGCGACGGCAGCGGTCGCGAATCCCTGCCGACGGCGTTGACATATCCCTCTATGTGGACTTTGTTGTCAGCTCTTATCTCCACTCTCATTATCTTCACCTCCTTCAAATTTGGTCTTTCCGCCGAGCTTAGCGAAAGCGTTCATGTTCGGTGTGTAGATCGTTTTCGTCTTCGCGTCAAACAGAACATCGTTAAGCCCGAGCCGCAGATAATTGAACCCGAGCGGTGGAAGATCCTCGGCGTATCGCACCTCGTCGAGCTGCATGAAGTTCGATTCGAGCGCGACTTTGTACGCCTGATACCGCTTCACGATATCGCCGCGGAGCAGTTCTTTCAGGTCGAACGCGAAATACAGCTTGTTTTTCTCATTTTCGAGCAGCAGATTCCGGTTGAGTATCGCCTGAAAGTCCGAGACTATCGGAATGATAACGCTCTCGACCGCGTGCGCGATCTGCTCGTCGGTCGCCGTGCCGCGGATTATCTCGGACGACAGCCCCAGAGCCTCGTATATCTGCCCGGAGTTCGTTATCTTATTCTCGTTGAGCTGTAGCTCGGTCGGAGATGACGACGCCTCTTTGACGTCCACGCCGGCGTTGAGCGCGATCGCCGCGTCTCCATCGAGTGTCCAGAGCCTGCGCCAGCCCTCTTTCAGATCTTCGAGCGCGGGCTTCGCGAGTGGTTTATCAGATTTGATATACGCCTTCCGGCATCCGCCCGACGCGACGAGTTTCCGCTCGAAAAGGAGTGTTTTATAAGCGACCGATATTAGCGTCGGACTCTCGGCAAGTATCGACTTTCCCGACACGCCGTCGCGGGTATGCCTGAGAAGCCGCAGGAGCTGATACGGACGGTATTCCTTGCCGCCTATATAGTAGCTCGCCGAGCGGTAAATCGGATCGAGCGGCAGATTGTAGCTCACGTCTCCGGCGCGGACATAGTGTAGAGCCCTGACGCGGTTCAGATCCCAGTCAATGAAAGCGTACGCGCGTCCGCAGAGCAGATAGTCGCGTACCATAGCCTCCTTCATCTCGGCGGCGGTCATCGTGTCATAATCGTTCTCGTCGTTGAGGAGCTTCAGCCGATAATCGTCAGTGATCTCCTCAGTCTTGCCGTCCCTCTCCTCGTAGAGCTTTATCGGGAGTGATTTTATCCGCGACGCGATCCAGTCGACTGAAGAAGCAATAGCCGGAATCTGTAGCGCGATTTGTTCGGTCACATTGTCGTCGCCGAGCTTAGTCAGCAGAACATCGGCGTCTATGAAGCCCTCTTCGGCTCGTTTCGCTCTTTTGAATATTCCCATGTTATCACCTCCTACCATTGCGCGCCGAAGCTGTCCGGCGCGAGAAGTTCGTTTTCCATCAGCAGGTAGATCGCGTTTATCAGCGCGACGACCATATCTACCTTGCCGTTTGAGCGTTTCTTGTTGACGTATCGGTTGAGATTAGTGTCATAGACGCATCTCGCGTTCTGGAAGTTGACTTCGAGCAGCTTGTTGTGGACATACTCGACCTTACCGTTCTCAATGTATTCCGAGAGCAGCTTCGTCGCCGGATGAAGCACTGATGAGTGCTGTTTTATCTCGACTGTCAGCTCTCCGGCGGCTTCCCATTTCTGAGCCGATGAGATGGCGTTGTATCTGTCGTAGCCTATCGCGCCGATCTTCACGCCGAAGCGTTCCGGAATCGCGAGCGTCCAGTCCTCGACCACATCATAAGCAATCGTCATGCCGCCGCACGCGGTACACTCTCCGGCTTTTATCGCCTCGTGATAATCGAATCTTTCGGTCTTTGTCTTGATCTCCTCTTTGTCCGCCGGGATGAACGCCATTCCGCCGATCTGTATGACGTCCCTCTCGGCGTCATACGCGACGAACATCGTCGACGTGTTGTCGTTCGACATGGAGAGGTCCTCACCGACATAGACTGTCTTGCCGGAGAAGTCAATGCTCTCGACCGCGCATTTCCGGACGAGCGAGACGTCTATATAGGATTCAGTTCCGATTCCCTGGTAGATGATATTGCAGTGCTTTGTCACGAAGTTCTCGCGCACTGACGGCTGTTCGAGAGCCTTCGCGCGCTTCTTTTTGAGGTCTTCCAAGACCGCCGGATTGTCGAAGACGACTGGGTTCGCCTGTTCGAGGATTCCGTCGTCGGTCTCCCATCCGGTGGTCTTGTCCGGCTCGTAGAGAAGGGCGAAGACGGTTTCGTCGTCGATAATGCCGTCAAGTACTTTTTTCGCGTATCCGACTTCCTCCTCAAAAGGATTATCGAAGGTCGGGTACTTGGTCGAGATGATGAAGCCGAGCTTGTTTTTGAGGAGTATCTGTCCCGAGCGCATAGCCTCGATCGGATATGACGTCGGGAGCGCGCCGACCTCATCAGCGAGGAATACATTTGGCTGACGACCGTCCATGCGGCTTGTAGAGTATGCGAGCGGCGTGAATCTGCTCTGCATCGGAATGCAGGTCACATAGTCGCGCAGAACGCGGAATTTTGCCGCGATTCCCTCGTCGGGATTCCCGCAGAGAGCCGGGGACGAGGCGATTATCTTGCTGAACGCCTCACGGACTTCGCGAGAAAGCGTTCCGTCCGGAGCGACCGAGTAGAACTCTGAGAATTTCGGCTCGGTGAAGAACAGGAGTAAGAACATCGTCGCGACCGTGAATGTCTTGAAGTTCTTCCGGCAGATTTCCAGTACGACAGTCTGATAGCGTCTCTGCGTAATGTCGTCACGCCGGACGACCGCGAGCGACGCCACATAGACGAGCCACTGATACCCGGTCGAGCAATCATAGATCGGTGTTCCGGCTTTCACTCCGACAGGCATGATGAAGAGCTTCAGAAGATTGTCGATCTGACTCACGCGATGCTCGTCTATCATGTACTTCCTGTCCTCACCGTCGGCGATGCGCAGGAATTCAGCCGCCTGCTTTATAACGTATTTCGGCGAATTCAGCTCGCGGCTGGCGACACGCTTCGCGTAGATGTACGATGGATGATTCTGTATCAAGTTCCGCCTCCGAGTGCCTGAGCGATCGGATCAGCCGCCGCCTGACGCTTGACGAGATTTGCCGCGCCGATCTTCGCGCGAGCCTGCGGAGACAGACAAAGCTCGTTGCAGCAGCGGTAGAACTCGCTGACGCAGGTGTTGCGATTCCGTATCGCGTCCTTGTCAAGCAGCAGCTCCGGTTTCTCTATGATCATCCGGTCATACTCACGTACCCGGTCGATAGCGATAGCGCAGTTGCCGAGTACGTAGACGTCGAGGTTCGAAAGAATCCCCGACTCCTTCAGCTCGCCGACGATCTTCTTGAATATCGCTCGCTGCTCCTTTGTAAGATGAGACGGCGGCTTGATCTTATCCGCGTTCCCGCGGACGGCGTTCTGTGCGATTTCACGTCCCTCTCGCTCTGATTTTGTCATGTGCCCGGTGCGCATTTCCGCGCTTTTCGCCGGTCTTCCCATGCTGACCGCCTCCCTTCTCTACAATTTACCGCGCGCGTATATGCGCGCATACACATATGGTCATTTTAGGATTTTTGTGTGTTCCGATGCCCGATGTGCCGTGAACGCGAGACCTCGCCAGAGCTGCCATGACTCCGGGGGGTATACCTGAAAATCTCACCAGCTGCTGTCTTCGTCGCGTCTGACGAGCCTGTAAAGCGTCGCTCTGTCGATCATATCATGATCCGCCTGCGAATGATGGGCAGAGCAGAGCGTGATAAGATTTCCGTCGTCGAGCCGACGCGTGAAATCTTCCTCGAGCGGCGTGATATGATGTACCGACAAATTCATAGAGTTGTATTTCCGCACCGTTCCCGGCAGTTCGTATAAACAAGCCTGACACAGATAGCTGTCGCGTCTGAGAATTCGTTTCGCGGTCTTTCTCCATGCGGTTGACGCACGGAATTTCACTTGTCTTGTTTCATCGTCGCGGCGTATCCGTGCCGGCCTGTGCGGGCAGTCATATCCGACCGGATGAACCCTGCCGCACCATACACATGATTTATACATTTCCGCACCTCTTGCATATATCATACCACATCCTGACCGAACAAAACGAACAAGTTAGTGTGACAGATATCTTTTTACCATCATGCGCGCCGAGTCAGCCGTTGTGCCGCCGAGCTTGCACGCTAACTGCGCCCAGCTCAGCCCGTCGATGAATTTGAGCTTGAATATCCTCCGGAGATAACTGTCGTCAATAGCGTCGATGAAATCATATATGCGCATATACTCTAAATTCCGCTGGTCACACTTGATTTCTATGGATTCGGCAAGCTCAATTAACGATTCGTCTCCGGAGTTCCGGAGCTCTTCCGCTCTTTTCTGGTCCTCATTTATCTCTCGCGTCAGATCGCGCAGCTGATAAAGCTCATCAAACGTCATGCGTCCTCCTGCTCCATATATCTGAGTATCTGATCACGGGCAGAGCGCCAGCCATAGCAGACCGCTACAGCGTAGCCCTCATATCTCAGCGCGTCAATGAATGCCCGCTGAGCCGGACTCGGTCTGTTTTCACCGACTTTGAGTTCTATGTACAGCCCATGATATTTGCCGCGGGCGACAGGCAGACATATGTCAGGAACGCCGGCTTTTACGCCTTGCCGCCTGAGCACCGCGCCGGTCACGGCGTCTCGTTTGCCGCCGTTCGGAATGTGGTGCATAAGTCTCAGGCTCGGATAAACGATCTCATATCCCTCAGCCCAGCTGAACAGCAATTCTTGTTCTTTACCTTCGCCCATGTTCTGATCGTCCCCCTTTATTTCGCCTTTTTGTATTTGCCAGCTTCGCGTCAGAGCTGTACATCTTGACGTGAAGATAGTAATACCCGTTGAATTCGTTGTAGAATGGTCTGCACTCAGAAAATCTGTAGCCGCTGTAAATTTTCTCGAATGCCGCGGATGAAGCCGAATCCATAGTCGCGAGTTCTTCGACTTTACGGCGCGACAGTTTTCCGGTTCGCTCCTGCGGTTTCGGATGAATGAGATTCTTTGAGCCGCACCAGCGTTTTTTATAGGCTTTCTGGATGTCGGTCGCGGCGTTCTTCTCGCGATATTGTTTCGTGACATACCGCCCAATTCCTTCGATGCCGTTGGAGTTGAACTGTAGCTGCCGGGAATTGGCATAGCCGAACCCCCAGAGCCTTTCAAGCTCAGTCCGATCTACTCCGCCCGACATAGTGACGTGAATATGAAAGCGACGTCCGGGCGGCTCGCCCTCGATCACATAGACATACTTGAGTTCCGGAAGACTGAGCTTCGCGCGCATCCGCTTCACGCACCTGAAAAAATTTCTGATGTCGCGTCTGACGTCATCCTCGCTGTCCGGAAGGTTGTCGTTGTTGTAGGTCAAGTGTATTTCGATGTCGTCACCTGTGAAGTTCGCGTTCAGGATTCGGACGAACTTGTCCTCGGCGACTTTCTGGTTCAGCGCGGCTTGTACCTCCGATGTCGGTTTCGCTCTCTTTTTTCGACCTCTCGCTTGCTTGAACGCCGGATATATGTAAACGTCGAGATAGTCACCGCTGATGTATTTCTTTTCTCGGTATAGACATTTCATATGAGTTCGCCTTTCTTTGGAATCGAAGGGGGAAAGAGGAATCTTGAAGCCCGCGTTTCCCCTTTCCCCCTCTTTCGTGTCATGGAAAGCGTGGAAAACTCTTGCGAGTTTACCACCCTTCCCACAACACGAAATTCACCCCCTTTTCCTTTTCGCGAGGCTCTTGTTTTTTCACAGAGGTGTGGAAAAGGGAATAAGGACATAAGCATATAGTTTCTTGCCCCTTGTGGTTGATTGGTTAATATTATATACAAGCCCGATACGCGCCTCCCGGCGCGTGAATATATACTATTGTAGGAAGATTGCAAAGCCTGTAAGAGTCGATCAAGCGGCTTGCTGTGTATTCGCAAACCGCTTGAAGCGTTGTTATCCTCCCTGTGCCATTCGCTCCACAGCACGCGATAGTGCCGTCTCGCACCGTTCCTTATCGTCAGCGTCGATGATCTTCCCGACGTACTCGATGCACCGGTCGTAAGCCGTGATGAATCCTTCGAGGCAGACCTTGAACGCGGTTGTCGCGCTGTCGGCATTGCGAAGCTTCTTTTCGAGTCCGGCGATCTGCTCGTCGCGTCCGACAATCGACTTTTCAAGCTCAGCGAGTTTGTTCTCAATCTTCTTTTTTTCGGCTTCAAGAGCTTGCCTGTCCTCAGCGGCTTTCTGAGCAGCATCCTGCTCTCCGGTTTTGCGCGCTGCCTCGATTTCAAGCTGCATTTTCAGACGTGCCCTTGTCTCTGCATCTTCGATGAGCCTGTCTCGTTCGGCTTTCAGTCTGTTATCACTGAGTTTTTCGGCTTCACTGAGCTTTTTTCTGAGGTCAGCGTTCTCAGCTTCGTAAGACTTGCACATAGATTTGTACTCGTTTTCGGCATCCGATTTTTCCTGAGTCAGAGTTCCGATCTCATCTTGCAGGAGGGACAACTGCTCGCCTTGCTGACGTGCCTTCGCCACAAACTCCTTCAGCTCGCGGACGCTCATGCCATCGATCACTTCCGGCTCGGCTATCGCCTCGCATTTTTCAGCGGGTGGAAGCTGTGTCACTAAAAACAGCTTTTCAACTCCCATACCTCCGGCAGACTGTAAAGCTGACGCGCCGAGTTCCTCGTAGACCTTTATATATTTGTAGGCTTGCGATACCTTCACCTTCGCGAGCCGCTCACAGTAATCGTCGAACGCCTCGCAGCCGAGCGAGAGATAAAGCCGCTCGTCTCGCATGGTCTTCAGCCCGGCGGCAAGCTCGTAAAGCCCGATTGCCACCTGTTTTTTCCCGGCGAGGATTTCACCGTGAACGCGGTTCGCGCGAGCCGCGTCGGGCAGAATCTCCTTCGCCTCAACCTCGATTATCTCGTTTCCCATAAGATCCTTCATTATGTAATACCTCTTTCTTTGGCGTATTCGTCGAGTTCCTTCTCGATCTCCTCCATGTCGATACCCTTGTCCTTGAGTGCCAGAAAATACGCGCTGTCCTGATATTCTTCGCCGTACCGCTCCTTAGTGTAGATGTGGCTGTCGATAATGCACTTCAGAAAATCGACAATCCGCTTGCGTCCGAAGCCGAATCGGTCGTTGAGCGCGTAGGCGAGAATCGTGTCGTATCGTCCCGCCGAATTGTTGATCTACTCCTGCACCGTGTTGGCGGCACTCTTTCTCACCTCTGATTTAATCGCGGCGGTCATGATCTTATCAGAGCCGATCCGCGCGTATTTCTCAGGAAACCTTGCTTTCATAGTGTTTCATCTCCTTGTCATTTTCTTTTTCTTCTCCGAACGCCAGCCAGTCAGTAACAAATTCATTCAGCTTTTTATCAGGCAAACAGTTGCGCAGTCCGTGAATCTGCCTCAACTGCCACTTATTGCCGCCGACTCCCATCTCAATCGTGAAGAAAGGCACGTCAGGCTCTTCGGCGCGGCGGATGAAAAGTATCGTGACATTGCCTTCGATATGCCTTGCCGCGTATCCTCCGACGCAGTGATGCAGAGCCTCCCCCTCAGCGACGATCTCAGACGCGCTTTCGGGGACTCTGACGATATAATCGTTTCCGACGTGAGCGTATAGCTTTTCAAGCTCTTTCCGACGCTTCTTATATAAAACCTCATGCTCTTTCATGCGCTCCGCCTCACGCTCTCGCAAGACTATACGCTGTAGCTCCGCGGCGGTGTCGTGCGCCGCTTTGAGATTCTTCGGAAGTCTTACATTCGGCTCGGTCAGGTCATATCCGATCTCACGCGCCATTGTGAGATAATCATATAGCATTTGAAGAACGTATCGTCTGACCGACTGTGCTTTTGTCCCACACTGGCGGTCGATGTAGTTCGCGAGCTGGCGCCGGCTCAGGTATTCCGCGAGCTGCTCCGCGACCTTGCCGTATAGATAACCGGAAGAATTGCTGCCGTAGCGTCCGATCTCCTCATCGGCGTCAGAAATGTCAGAACACTTCCAGCACCTTTTAATTGCTTTCCGCCATTCGAGCCGCTCGATTGTCGGCTCAAGCATGATGAACTTTTTGTATTCCTGCTTGTCCATTCGATAAAACTTCCACGGCTTGTCCGCCGTCCAGTCGAGACAGCCTCCGCCGCGCTTGCCGTCGAACAGCGTTTCTTTTATGATGCCGAGATGCCCGATCTTCGCGAGCATCTCGATTCCCGGGTGAACGCAGTATTCGGCGAACCACCGCGCAGCGTCATCTCCGCTCAGAGCCAGAGGACTGAACTTATCGGAAAGTACGTCAATAGCCGAATATCTGAGAAACGTGTCCTTAAGACGTTCGACTCCGACAAGAAGCATCAGATATGGAGAGCCCTTTCTGACCGCCGGAGACTTCGCTTCTTCAAAGTGCGACATCCATGTCCCGCACTCAAAGTTCCATTTCTCGACCCATCCGCAGGCTGTACCGGGAGTCCAAGCGTAAATGATTTCAATGTGCTTATCTATCCTCATCTCCCTGAAATTGTTCGCGCTGTATTTCTTCGAGAGAAACACAACCGCTCCGAAGACGAGATTCGGGTCATCGGTCGGGATTATCACAAGCGAGCGGCGGAACTGATCGAGGTTGTGCATCCCGCCGCATTTTCCAACGACCTTGTATTCGAGCCTTTTACCGCATAGCGGACACCTGACAATATCTCCGTGCCTTGCGTGCAGAAGGGCTGAGTCGGTGATCCGGTCCGGCAGCTCAAACTTACCGTAGCATGATGTGCAGGTGCATTCCTTCACACGCCCACGCTTCTCAGCAAAGATAAAGTTCGCGAACAACTTGTTGAAATCCTTATCATAATCGTCCGGAACTCCGGGAAACCTGTTTATCAGCTCGCCATGTGCGGCGGAGCGTGATTTTGCTTCGATCTCCATTTCGCACCGCCTCAGTCAAACAGATCATCGAGGTCGATAGAGATCTTACTCGGCTCGGTTGGCTTATCATTGGCAGGCTTTTCAGTCGGCTGGAAATCGGTGTCCGGAAGAGCTTCGACCTCGCCGACGGTCTTCCCGCCGGGCAGGATTTCTTTCCGTCCATTCGCCGCAGCAGTGAGGTCGATCTCCATCCGGAAGCTGACTCCGCATCCGGGAAAGAAGAAATTCGCGGCTCGGCGGTATGTCTCTATGTCCGATAAGCTCGCGCCCGCACCTTTGACTATTTCGGTAAGGCATTCTGAGAATCCGTTCTTGCCCTTCGCGACTACCGCGTCGGCAAACTCGGGATCACGCACAAATTGTTTCAGCGCGTCTGCGACGGGCTGGCGGATGACGCCAGCGACCTGAGACGCCGGCTTCTTCTGCTTCACGCCTTCGTCGATCAGACGGATGGCGGTAGCATAATTTTCATTCATTTCGATTTTCCTCCGCGCGGCGTATTGACAAGCGCCGCGATCTGTGGTATAATATTGGTAGAATAATTTTTCTGTTCCCTGATGAGTGTCGTGTTCCTAACCATGACTCTCATCTTTTTATATCGTTCATGCTCAGCTCAAAAGGCGTGAAACAATGACCTCCGGGAACAAAGACCGTGTGCGGATAGCACTTGTATGTTCCGCGCTTGGGATTCCAGAACGCGCGGTACAGGATCATCGGTACTCCGTTCTCGACCTTGCAGATTCTGAATTCATTCGAGCAAGGATCGATACGACCGTAATTGACCCACATATGATCACCGGCAGGGATAGCATCCTTTGATTGATGCGATGACCTCGGAATCCGAATCCGTGATGTTGTTGTCGCATTTGCCTATCTTGCGGATCATTTTACCCTCACTACGAGGAGATCGCCATCAATCGTTCGTTCAGGGTGGAAGGTCGCGCCTGCGCGGTCATGAAGTGAGACGAAGACGCGGTCGCGTCCCTCTCGCCTGAGTGCGGAGTCGAGCGCGTCGGCGAGAAGCTGATTGGTAGATTCGAGGACGCGGTTGCACTGGCGGAGATCATTGATCTCACGCTGCTGACTTTTGATGATCTCACGCTGGATTTCAAGTTCTGACATTGTTCTGACTTCCTTTCAGTTCTTCTATGTATTGTTTGAGTGCTTCCCGGCGGGCGTACGCATCAAGAATACTGCCATACACACCTACGCCGAATTCGAGGTTGTCGCCCTCGAGGACGCTTTCGAGGTATTTCGTTGACCAGTATGCCAGCCGTCTGTTTGCTTCATCAGCGGACATCTCGCTTACACGCAGCCGTGATAAATGGATGTGATAGAGCTTTTTAAGCCCCGGAACATTCTTCTCCATATGCTTATACCGAGAGCAGACGCGCGAGCGTCGCTTTGCTGATGCCGATTCCCTTCTTGAACGGGAACAGCTTCACGACCGTGTTGCGGCACTTGCCGGAGTAGTCCATGACGTCCTTGATCGACAGGAACTCGCGGTCAGGGAACCGCTCGCAAAGTCGGTCGAGGTTATCACGGTATGTTAGTTTTTCTTGCGGCATATTATTCACCTCTCATTAAATTTGACTGACGGGCTTGTGACCGTCTCGCCGCATTACAGGAGCACTTAGTGCTCCCTCACTCTGCGCATGACTGTTTTGACAGCCCATTATTTGCAATACAGCATGAGTTGACCATTGATATACTCGTATTCGACGTCGTTTACATCAAATCTGACGTAGTTCCAGTCGGTTGAAGCGTAAAGTGGCTCGCGCTTGTACCTCACGGCGACGCGCATTCTGTGATATTTGTTCGATTCAAAAGTCTCGACTGTCGGGATGATTTCGACCTTCTTCGGGTCGAATCCGAGTTCTTCGGCAATGAAATTCGCGGCTTCTTCGCCGGTCATGCTCTTTGTGAACTCATTCGCTGACAGATCCTGATAGTCAGCTTGTGTCATCTGAGTTCCGACGGTTTTGCACGGTTTCCAGTCAAGCTCCTTGTTGAGCTGATCTTCGAGTTCTTCAACTTGGTCGTTCAGAAAGAGAATGTCCGATTTCAGACCAACTGCCTGATGCTTCAGCTCGTCGATGAGCTTGTCACGGGAATCGAGTTCTTCTTTCAGATTGGCGTCGGCACTCAGAGCGATGATCTCGGCGATTCTGTTTGCGTTTCCCTTATAGGCGTCGCAGAACGAATCCTTGTTGCCATCGAACTTCATATAGGCGTTTTCAATGGCGGTGTAAAGGCTGCGCGACGGGATGAAGCCCGTTTTTTCGATGAATTCTTGTCTTGTCATGATGGTTATTTCCTTGACTTTTAATGATTTCTGTGGTATAATCACCCTGGAAGGAGGTGATCATGTGAAAGATTCTCCTATGACGTGGGCTGACACGTCAAATTTCACTTGGGAAGAGCTACAGTACTTCAAGTGGTGCGATCTCGCTCTCGAAAAGCTCGAACTCCTTAAGAAAGTCTATTCCGAGAACGAGCCGCTGCCGCCGCAGGTATATGAAAGGCTGAAATGCTACTGCGACGGCGAGAACAAATTGCCGCCCGAGATCACTAAGATCATCGGCGAAGGCTTTTTGTCGGTCGGTAAGATTACTTACATCTGCAACCGCTTGAAGACTATAGCTGAAGTGACTCCGGCGGTAATAAACCTTGCATCAACGATTCAAGACGCATTACCTAGGATTCCGCAGTAAAGTCACTTATTCGAGGCGTTCTCTTCAAGTTTCTCTATCACTTCCAGCAGTGCCTTCGAAAATGCTGACGGAAAAGACTTGAGAGCTCGTTTTCGACCTACTTCTCGACCAATCAGCCAGGCGGCGGAGATTACGTACAGTGCCACAAGATATGGAGTGGGTAATCCCGCCGTTCCTGCCGCGATCAACAGTAATAAGATAGCGTACATGGGTTCACCTCCTTTTTATTGGATTATCATCTTCATAGAACCTCTGCCACTCGAAGCCGAGCGCGGCGGCGATCTTCTTCGCAACCGGGACTCTGACACCCCGGATACCGTTCTCAATAGCTCCGTATCCCTGCTGGGATATTCCTATTTCGTTTGCGAGCTGTGCTTGAGTCAGACCGCTCTCCTTGCGCTTAATGGCAAGCCATTCACGCATATTGTGCAACCTCCTTAATACTTTATTTTGAAGTAAAATGTTGACATCGACTTCAAACTGTAGTATCATTATAACACAACATTTTGAAGTTGTCAAGGGGTTTCTCAAAAAAAATGAAAATAATTACTCGAATATGAAGTAAACCATTTACAACAGCTTCGTGTTGTGATATTATATATTTACTACATGATGAGGTAAAAAGTGATGTTTGGAGAAGAATTGAAAAAATGTCGCTCAGCCGCCGGACTGAGCCAAAGGGCACTTGCTGAATTGCTCAATGTTTCACAACAAGCTGTAGGCAGTTGGGAAACTAACCGCACAAGTCCTTCACCAGAGACAATAGCTGACATTGCTAATGTCTTGGGAATTTCGTCTGATAAGCTGCTCGGAGTGAGCGCACAAAAAAATCCGCCGCAAAGCGACGGAACGTTTGAGCCGGAGCTGACAGAGAAAGACGAACTCGACATCTCGCACCGGCTCGACGCGATGCTGTCCGACCTTGATAAGAACGACTCAGCGCTGATGTTCGACGGAGAACCGCTCGACGACGAGTCACGCGAACTTCTGATTGCTTCACTCGAAAATTCCATTCGTATGGCAAAGCTCATCAACAAGCGCAAGTACACGCCGAAGAAGTACAGAAAGGGTACAGCGAATGACCGGGACAGCGATATACCGCAAAGCTGACGAGCTTATCCGTCAGCATGAATCGCGGAATCCGCTGACAATTGCCCGCGAACTCGGAATCAACGTCGTGTTCGAAGAACTCGGCTCGATAAACGGATACTATAATTCGATCGGTCGTGTCCGGTTCATACATATAAATTCATCCTGCCGCAACCGCGCGCTTATCTGCGCTCACGAACTCGGTCACGCTGTGCTTCATCCGAAAGAAAGTACACACTTTATGAGAAAGCACACACATTTCTCTGTGGACAGATTTGAGAAAGAAGCAACCTACTTCGCGTCCTGTCTGCTTATAAGCGACGATGACCTTACCGAGTATCGACACTTTACATATGAGCAGCTCGGCAAGATGTTCGGAGTTGATGAGAAGATCGCACGGCTCAGGGTTGAGGGAATATGAATTTATAATTCAATCAAAGAAGACGGAGGCATATTATGGCAAACATTACTGGCATTTCAGACTACATTGTGATTGATGTTGAAACAACTGGTTTTTCGCCGGAATTCGATTCAATAATCCAATTTTCCGCTATAAAAATTTCTGGTGGAATGATAACCGATAGTCTCTCCTCCTACATACATATTGATTACCCGATTCCGAGTATGGTGTCTGAACTTACCGGAATCACAGATGCTATTTTGAAAGATGCCCCGACATTTTCCGAACTTGAAACCAAAATACGGAATTTCATCGGAGATTCCATCATTGTCGGGCATAATATTTCATTCGATATGAGAATGCTCAATAGTGAGTTAACAAGCCCTCTCGAAAACAGCACACTTGACACTGTAGCCCTCGCGCGTGAAAGAATCAGGCTTGATAGCTATAAGTTGGAATCGCTTTGCAACGCCTTGGATGTCACCGCAGAAAAATTTCATGACGCTCTATCTGATTGTAAAGCGACATTTGAATGCTTCGAGCGTCTTCGCCTTATACCCATTTTCCCGATGCGTGATCCGGAAATCATCAGTCAATATTCAAATTTCGGCGACATACGTGCGCGTCGAGCTGATTCATGCAATCCGGTAGAAATCGACTATCCCGCATACAAAGGA